TTGATGGTTTGTAGTTCAACTTCTTCATAAGTCTGTTGCTTCTTGGAAGCGGCTTTCGCTTTCGCCAAAGGCTTGGGGGTGTCTTCTGGCTTGGACTTGGGCTTTGGGTTAAACAGTCCAAGAAGCCAATCCCATATTCCCTTGATGGCCTTGACATCAGCCATGACCCCTTCAATTGTCTTCTTAGCACCCTCCAGTTCCATGCGCCCTTCATGGAGCATGGCACACCCTGACTTGATGGCAGAGACTGCACCTTGGGCAAGGAGGAGGAGAGAGAAAGGGTCAATGGGTTACTCCTACGGCCTATTGGTAGCCATATTGTTGAGTTCAATTCTAGGGAGTCGATCTTCTTTGTTGTATTGAAATACTGCGCTTGGAGCAAGTAAGCCACCAGATTGAGGTGATGTTTGTGATAACAAACCACCAGCCCGCTTTATCAACTCAGGTCGAGAACGCAATAAAGCATCTATTGCGGCTTGCCCACTAGGGCTGTAAACTGTTGGCACACCAGTAACCAATCCAGCCGCAATCATTGGTTCTGTAAACATTCCATAACCACCAGCCACCCTAGTAGCAATATTTCCTTCTAGCGTTGCTTGTGATTGATTTCCAAGTACTTGAATACCAGCATCAGAAATCTCTTGGCTTTTTGCTGTACCTTTAGCAAATGCTGATTTGTTTCTTGTCTTGTCTGCTTGTCTTACAGCAGTTGAAAATTGTTTTGGTGTAAATACGCCACTATCTGCCCCAGAATTAGCGGCGGCAATATTGATTACAGACAAATCACTATAAGCACTATCAACTCTACGCAACTGTGGCGTTTGTTTTGGGTTTTGGAAGTACAACTCTTTTTTCAAAACACCTAAAACATCACTCAATGCCTGACCAACTTCTCTTTCAGAAGCAGTTGAACTATTTATGTAGTTGCTGGCTTTTTTACGCAAGTCTGACTCAATACCCTTGAATGTTTTACCATCCAATTTTTGACCAGAAAATTTACCTAATACTATATTATTGAGTGTTTGGGCAACTTCTTGTCTTTGGTTTGCTGATAAATTTGTGTTTTTGCTTAAAGACGAAAGAATATTGCTTGTAGTTGCAAAATCCAAGTCAAATGACATTTTTGCCAACACTTCATCATACTTTTTAGACACTTCATTTGAAGCGTACATGATTGCATCTCTGCCAACTACATCAGCAGGAAGTTGCAATTTATCTGCTTTTGTTGGATCGCTTGCTTTGCCCAATGCCTTGTTAATAATGCCTTTATTAAAGTCAAACAAAACACGCTGTCGTGCGTTGGTAATACTATCTCCTATGAGAGGTAGATTTTGTGCAAATTCTTCAAATGTATTAAATTTGCCACCCAATGTTTGACCTGTGGTTGGCATAATTCCAAGATCGCGCATAGTTTGCTCTGCTTTAGAAACAAGCGGATTTAATGCTCTACCAACACCAGAAACAATTTTTTCTCCAATAGGAGCCGTAACACCACTAACAATAACTTGTTCGGCTTTTTGGCTACCAAAGTCACCCTCTCCTGTAACTGGTTGCATTGCTCCACCAGCAACTCCACTACCAACTGCTTGCGTAGTTCTTCCATAACCAGCCGCACGGGTTAATTGAGCCGCTCTTGTGGCAGGAACAATAGAAGCAGGATTAATTATGTTTCCCGCTAATCTAGACACATCAAACCCTGTTTGACCTTGAGCCTGACGCTGTTGTTGGTATGCCTGTTCTTCAGAACGAGCAAGTTCATCCATGCGCTGTGCTTCGCTTGTAAAGAATTCACTAACAGGGTTTTTGTATGCCCCAAATCCTGAAGTTACACCAGCCAAAGCCCGTGGCAACAATTGCGCTCCACCCGTAATAGGGTCTTTTAACCCCATCATAAATCCTGAAGATGGGGGTGTAACTTGCGCTTGTGGAGCAAGCAGTTTTTCTATTTGTTCATCAGTAGTTCCTTCTGGAAACTCAATAACGTCATTGCCTACTTGTACATATATTGATGCCATTTTATTCTCCAGTCACCGATTCTATTTTTCCAGTTGTAGGATTTAATCTTTTGGTTACTCGTGGCGCAGATGGTGCTGGTTGCATTGGTTGTAAAGGCAAATCACCACCAGTTTTTCCAGTTTGTACTTGTTTTTGCAAACGAGCAATATTGTTGTTAGTTTTTCTTTCTGCGCTTTCCAAAATACGTTTCATTGATTCTGGTTCTAGGCGTTGCTCTCCTGCAACAACTTTTTGCAAATACTTTAATTCTTCATTGGAATCATTGCCGCCAAATTGTTGCAATCTTGGAATAACAATTTCGCCAATGTTAGCGAGGAACACTTCTGTATTTTGTACCTTCTTAGAATCTCCAATCATTCCACCAGAATACTTAGCAATAAATCCTTTTTCGGGGCCAAAAGCACCTGCATAAATGCCTTGTCCAACCAACTTTGTAGCGTCTTGTATTGCGGTTTGTAAAGAATATTGCTCCTCAATGTTAGCAACCTTAGCACCAATATTTTTACCCGCTTCTTTTGATGCGGCTCCTGAATCAATTGTGATGCCACCAATAGTTACATTACCAGAACCTTTTTTTGTGCCTTCAAGTTTACTTTCAATAAACTGATTCATTCTGTTTTTAAATGTTTCTGTTTCTGGCATTATTCCAGCATCAATAAGAGTTTGAGCAAATGGTGAAATTTTATCTTTTGAATTATCTAAACGTTTTATTTGCGCTACTATGCTATCGTATTGAGGACTACCCTTATCTTGCCCCATTGCTTTCAAAGTTTGTAGTTGTGTTGTTAAAGACCCAATTTCTTGAGAAATTTGTATAGCGTCAGCAACCTTATCTGGTTTTGGAGTAATCAATGATGAAAGTTGGTTGCTAAGAAATGCAAGTGTGTTTGTTTTTTTATCCGAATCTGGCTCCGCTGTAACTTCGTTTATTTGTTGCCTCAATGTTGCTGATGCCAAAGCATTACGCTGTTCTGGAGTCATCTTCTCAGCAGTTCTTTGCTGAATCAAAGCATAGTCACCCTGTGCTTTTCTTAGATAGTCAGACAATTGCAATGCACCAGCCTGATCACCAACTGCTGATAGTTTCTGTATTGCACTTTGTAATGAAGTAGGATTATTAGGGTCAACCTCTTGCATAACAGCATTTCTTGCGCTGATAATGCGTAACTGTGGGTCTTGTGCGCCTAATGCGCCAGCCAACTGTCTGCCACCATAGATAAGGCTAGTACGGGCAGACGCAAAAGGATCAAGTTGACCTAGTTCTGCTGACTGTGCTAATGCCTGTTGATTTTGTTGTGCTTGGTATGCTTCAGGAGTAATACCAAATAAACCACTTACTATACTTGTTGCCATTTGGTTACTCCTTAATAATCATCAAAACTTGTGCGTACTGTCGGAACTTGTCCTTGGCCGCCATAACCATACACATTTTGTGCGCCATACTGCGTCATTGCTTGTTGTGCATTTGTATATGGTTGTCTATATTGAGTAATTGCTTGTCCCAAATACGGATTAGTTCCAATGCCCTGTAAAGTACTAGCCAATGGATTGAAGGCATTAGCGGCTTGCATTGTTCTAGCGGCATTTGTTCCACCAGTTAACAATGCTTGTCCAACATTAGCACCTGCCGTAGCAGAACGACCACCCAATCCGCTACCAATCTCAAGACCTTGCTGACCCATTTGCTCAATAGTTCCACCCAAGCCCAATGAGGTTTGGAATGGTGACAATGCACCAACTTGACCAGCCTGATACTGACCAAGCAACTGTGATCCGCTACCAAACAACCCTGCACCAAAAGCAGTTTGTTGTTGACCAGCCTGTTGAGCCTGTGCCGCCAACTGAGCATCTTGTTGTGCTAAAGCGTTGTAATAGGCTTCTAATTCTGGGTTAGATGCGCCTAAACCTTGTGAACCACTTGGACGCAACCCTGTTGCACCTACTGATAATCCACCACGACCCGTATTAAACAAGTTATTCTGCAACTGTGCATACTGCCTTTCACGGCTAGGAGCAAGCAAGTTTTGTTGCTGTTCTATGTATTTCTGAGCCGCTTCTTGAGGAGATTGAGCCAAATACTGTTGTCCAAGACTAAACAGCCCACCTGCCGCACCTTGTAGTGGCGCATATTGCTGTGGAGCCATCAGTCCTTGTTGTATTTGCTGTTGGGATAACGCTCGTAATTGGTCTTGATAGGCTTGTAACTCTGGGGATACATCGTATCCTGCACCAATCAGATTGCCTTGGGCATCTGTTTGGAAGTTACTTGATCCATAACGAGTTGTTATTCCAACAGGACGAAATTTAGCCGCATCAGCCGCCATCTGAGCCGCTTCTCTTTGAGCCTGTGCAGAAGTGTTTGCCGCTTTTTTAGCGGCCTCACCTTGCATATAACCACTTGCTAAACTAGCCCCACCTACAACTAAAGCCGCTGTGAATGGCATATCAAATCTCCTTTGCTACCGCTACATGAGTAGCATTAAAACCAAGTTTCTCGTAAAACATTTCCAAAGATTCTTTCAAGTTATAACTCGTAATCAATTTCTTACAACCATTGATTTTTGCAGTTTTTTCAACAAGATCAAACATTTGTTTTCCTATTCCATTGCCTCTGCATGATGGAGTCAAAAAGAACATATCTATCTGACACCATGCTTCATCGTAATAAGGGCTTTTAAAGAACCCATAAAACGCATACCCAATTGTCTTTTTCTCATCCTTGGCAATTACTACACGCAACTTACCAAGATACTCCTTGTTGAACATTGGTTTTTTATTCTTGAAATACTCCCAATGCTCTAACGAAATCTCGTCAAAGTCCTCAATGTCATCCAATGTTCCATCAATGACTTGTATAACTTCTTCTGCAATCATGCTGTGCGCTTCCACATATAGACAGTTATGTATGGCTGATAGTTGGCATTTGTTGCACTAGAGCCTTCTGTCGATATGCTTGTTGTAATGTTTGCAGTTGATGAGTTTGTTGCTATATTAAATGTGCCTTGGGCATCGTCTGGAGACTGTTCAGCACCAGGCGATAGCGACCCTTGAGTAAAGTCGTTAATGTTGTTCCAAGTCGTTGTGTGAGCGTGACCAGAGTCTGTAGAAGTAGCCGTATGGGTGTGGCTCACAACAATAGCATTTGCGCTACCACCAGTTTCTTCTGCGCTGTCAAACAAAGCATTGCCAGAGTCAAAACCAACAGGAACACGACCTGCACCAAAGGCTGTCCAAGTACCAAAGCCTAAGAGAGTGCCTGGGTTTGTGCTGACAGATGCGTTGGTATAAACAGAGCCAACAGGATAAAGCAAAGCAATTGCCGCCTGAACAAACGCAGTAGTTGCTATGGCAGTTGTATTGTTTCCAGAGGTTTGAGTGGTTGCTACAGTACCAGTAGGCAAAGTAGGAGTACCAGTAAAGGTAGGGCTTGCTAAGTCTGCCTTGGTAGCAATAGCCGTAGCAATGTCATTGAACTCTGTATCAATTTCAGTACCTTTAACAATCTTGAGTGGGTTGCCACTAGATAGATTGTCTTTGGTAGCAAAATTTGTTGATTTGGTGTAATTACTCAATTTCTTCTCCTTAACTTACTTTGCCACGTTTGGATTGAATCTCAATCTTTTGGATAGATAAAGCCGTTCCATTGATGTCTGCTTCATAACCAGTTTGAACAACCTTACCCGCACCACTTGCAGATACAGTCAATGTCTGCAAAGCAACGCCATCAGAATAGTATGCAATCACAGTAGCGTTTGCCCCATACTCTGCAATCCCGTAATAGTAAACATCTTGTACTGGAATAGTAGCAATTGCTGATTGGTAATTGGTCTTAAAGTCAAAGCCCCACTTAAAAATCACATCTTGGTTTGTTCCACCAATCACAACAGTAGACAAACGCTTCAAGATAGAAGTAATATTCTGATCACCTAAGTCTGCATGGTTTGTGTAATACAAGAACCTATATTGGCTTGCATGGTCTTGGTAAGTGCCATATTTCCCAATATAGCCATTCTTACCAATCAACAAGTCACCATTTCGTTTTGACAAAAGGGCTGTTGGCTCAATAGAGTCCCAAGTAGTTACTCTCAGGGAGTTATCTTGTAGTTGTATGCGTGTATCAAAGCAAAACAATGACTTGATAGAGGGGAAAGTCAACAAGTAAAAGGCTTCTTTTTCAGAGTAGACAGACTTGATGTTTGCCAATGTTTCGCCTGAAACAGTACCTATTAAGTCATTCCTAATGTTCTTAGATAAATCTCCCAAAGGAGCAGACTTTTCTATGATTGTTCTAGCAAAAGAACGAACACCAGAGTTAGACAAGAATAAGATGTCTTTACCAATTGACTGAATCGAATCCCTTGCTATACAACCAATACCGCCCACAGTATCACTTAATGACATTGTTGATGGGGTAGTCGCATTGGAATATACAAGTATCTGACGCTTGCCAAATATGATCAGGAATCCATTGTGTGCCGCCAAACCAGTTATCTCATCTGACCCGTTAGCCCATACTCTGTCTACATTCAAAGAACCAGCAGTTCCTGTTGACCACACATGACCAGATAACAAGTCAGAGAAAGATATGGTTGATGTGTTTGTAGTTGTATTTGCTACCCACAATCTACCAAAAGCACTAATAGCAATATTGGCAGAAGGAACAGTACCTACATAACCCGTCTTCTCAGACACACGCCTATAAGTAGTTGTACTTACGGCAGGGTCATAGATCAAAGGATCAAAGCCAGATTGGAAGAAGTAGGTAATGCCATTCAAAGATGCACATTGCCAGTTACTTGCCGTGATAGTAGGTGCAGTACCGCCACCACCATAGGTCAACTCTACGACAGCGTTTGAGCCATCTAACTTGAATAACTTGTTGTTACCAGCAAACAATACAGTCAAAGTTCCATCAAGTTGCACTAACTCATGGATAACTTTTACATCGTTTGCGCCTAGATTACCGCTTGAGGAATTAACCCTTGACCAACCTTTTCGTGCGCCAATGCGTCCATACTGGTCAATGATGCAATTTGTGGCAACTAAAGCAAATCCTTGATTCAAGTCCAAAGGAGAGTCTTGGGTGTTTAACCCGTAAAAGCCTGGTGCGCTTATGCCATTGACTAGGATTGCTTGGCTCATGTCGCTACAAACTCCCCACGATCAGGATAGCGTGTACCTTCCAAAGCAATATAGTCTGACAACATTGCCTTATATAGGCTATACGCTTCTGAGGAAGTTAAACCACCATCTTCACCACGCTCTACCAATGCTCTTGCGTAGGCGTTTTGCACTACTAAAACATCAGGAACTAACACAATAGTAGCGTTAGAAGCCAGACTTGCTTGTGGTACGGCTAAAGAGAATTTAACTGTGTATACAGCATCTGGAACTGGATACAGGGTTACTTTTGTATCGTAACTACCATCTACGCCATTAAAAGCATAGTTAACTGGTGCTGAAGTACCCACAGGCAAAAAGTTGATGTTGCGGTTCATAGTGACAAAATCAATGTTTGTCATGCCCAAAACACTAGTGGTATTGATTGCGTCTAAGACTTGGAACTTCTGCCCAGCCCCTGTGAGGGAGTAGGAGGAAGTGTTTGCAACTGTGGTAACTGTGATAGTTTGAACTAATGCGTTCCAACCAAAGGCATCTTCAACTTGACGCTTGGCATCATTGACAAACTTGCCAATCAAGGTTGAATAAGTGGTTTCGGTGAAAGTAGTGACTTCAGGCTCTCTGAGTCGAACTAACACATCGTTAATCATTTCTAAGTAGGTCATGTGCGTGTTAATCCTTCTTCTTCAATGGTGACAGCCACCGCAAAGGTAGATGCCGCCTCAGATGTTGCTTTCAATATATCGCCTTCTTCCATCACAAAATAGGATGTTCCACCCCAATCTTGGGTAGTTTTGGAAGTTACTGTTGTTTGATAGACAAGCGAATAGGTAACAGAGGCAGAAGTGTCTACCCAATCAAAAGTAATGTGTTTAGTAGATGCAGTTGCATTGGCGGCTCGTAGCAACACCACCCTTGCGTAGTAACCAGTAGGTACTGTGTAAAGGGTTGTCAGCGTGTTTGCTGTGAGGTTTGCGCCAACCGATAATGCTCTCATTTTGCCTTTGCCTTATTTCGTTCGGAAATAGACTTGGCTTTTGCCTTTGCGTCAGCCTTGGAGTTTGCACCCCATGCTTTTAACGAAAGAAGCAGTCTTGTCGGTTCACCATTCTTGTACTCAGCACCGCTATTACCAGCC